GGCGTATTATCAATCAGGCGTTCCCAAAAGAGATGGTCGAAGTCTCCAACGAGAACGAAATGACTCTCCGTATGCGGAATGGGTCATTTTATCAGGTAGTAGGTAGCGACAATTACAACTCCCTAGTGGGTAGCAATCCGCTAGGAGTCATTTTCTCGGAATGGGCACTCTCTGATCCCGCTGCATGGGACTTCGTTCGGCCCATCCTACTTGAGAACGGCGGCTTTGCTGCTTTTATCACGACACCCCGAGGCAAAAATCATGCGTATAAGCAATGGAAAAGCGTTCAAGGCTCGCCTAATTGGTTTACTAGCACGAAAACGGTCAACGACACCTTCCGAAACGATGGTCGCCGCATCATCACTCCCGAGAACATTCAATCCGAACGTGACGAAGGTGTTGCCGACGAGATTATTGACCAAGAATACTTCTGCTCTTGGGAAGGTATCAACTACGGCAGCATCTATGGTAAATTGCTTGGCAAATTCGAGCATCAACAGATCGAATTTGATGAGCCATTCATTCAGGACTTACCCGTATTCACGGCATGGGATATCGGCCACCGCGATGCGACCGCAATATGGTTCTATCAGATTGTCAACGGGGAAGTACACATAATTGACTTCCTAGAGGGGGTCGGAAGTGATGCCGATGACTGGCTAGATAAGCTGGAGAAGCTGCCCTATGCCTTTGGCACCCCGGCGCTGCCCCATGATGCCAAGAACAAGACCTTTGCAACCAAGTATTCTGCCCAGGATAGATTCATAGCACGGAAACTGGTTCCCTATATCGTCCCCAACATGCGGGTAGCTATGGGAATCCAAGCGGTTCGTGCAATGATCCCGGTAGTATGGTTTAATATCGGGAATCCGCGTGTAGTCAAGGGAATCGAACACCTTGAGTCCTATCACTATGAATGGGACGACGAAGCGAAGGTTTTTAGCTCCGAACCGGCCCACGACGAACACTCCCATCCCGCAGACGCTTTCAGAATGTTGGCCCTGTCTAAGAACGTCACCGAACAATGCAACCGTGGCAGGAATACGGTAGCACGTTCCCCAACCCATTTCAACACCCCTCTCGGCAGAGCGTTGAACCTAGAAAATCTGTTTCAAGACCGCGAATCATCGCAGATAGTCAGGAGAGTCTGAAATGGCTACCGAAAAGACCAAACAACCCGAGAAGAATCCCTGGCCCAAGAGGATTCAGGCATGGAACAAGTATTCGCAGAAATTCCATGATCGGGGAGCGCAGATCGACTTGCGGTATCAAGACGACCGCGAATCGGAAGCGAGTATGGCCCCTTCGATGATGCAATCAGGGGTCAAGAAGGTCAACCTCTTTTACAGTAACACGACGGTCATTAAAGAGAGCTTGTATAACAGCCTCCCGAAGCCGTCTGTGTCTCGCCTGCACAAAGGCGACCATGAAAACGATGCAGCGCGCGTGGCAGCGTTCATTATGGAGCGCGGCCTGAGCTACGAAGTGCATTGTGCCAAATACTTCGACCCGGCAGTCAAGGCTGCGATTCTGGATCGACTTGTACCAGGTTTGGGGGTCACTTGGATTACCTTTATCCCGCCCGAGGGCGATGTACCCGAGTCAATGACGGTTGATATCGTCTACTGGAAAGACTTCCTATACGAGCCGCGCCGTGCATGGGAGCAAGTCACATGGGCGGGCCGTATCCTTCATATGTCCAATGAGGAAGCAGAAAAGAAGTGGCCGGGGAAGGCATTTGCGATTGGACAAAAGGAAAATCCTTCCAACGCGACTATCAGCATCACTTCGGAAATGATAAATGACAATAAAACTGCTGTCATTCAAATGTGGGATAAGAACAAGCGCGAAGTCCTGCATTTGACCATGACAGGTGAAGTCCTTGACCGTATCAAAGACCCCTACGAGTTGATGGACTTCTACCCGTGCCCGAAGCCGTTGATTGCTTCGCCGCCGACTGCCAAGTTCCTGCCCTTGCCGGATTACTATATCGCGCAAGATCAGTACATGGAAATGGACATTCTGTATGCCCGAATCAACCTTATCATCGAAGCGGTGAAGGTGGCAGGTGTTTACGACTCGGCAACGCCTGAGCTTGGCCGAATGTTGGGCGGCACGGAAAACAAGCTCATCCCGGTTGACAACTGGGCCATGTTCGCAGAGAAGGGAGGCGTGAAGGGAGTTATCGACTGGTTCCCAGTTGACCAGATCACGGCGGTTCTACAACAGCTTATCGCCACCTATGACTTCATGAAGAATCAGTTGTTTGAAGTCACCGGCATGGCCGATATAGTCCGAGGCTCAACCAACCAATACGAAACGGCTGCGGCGCAACAGATCAAGGCACAGTTCGCTTCGGTACGCATGAACGCCTATCAACGGGACGTATCATTCTTTGTTCGTGACATTCTCCGAATCATGGGCGAACTGATGGTACAAATGTATAGCGACCAGAAGTTGCAAGCCATTGTTGGAACTATCCCTGAGCCGGATATGCAATATCTCCAGCAGGCGATGGCTGTCCTTCGTTCCGACTTCCTGTTGAAGTACAACATTGATATCGAAACGGATTCGCTGACCCAAGCTGACTGGGGCTTGCAGCAGACGCAGCGCATGGAATTTGTCACGGTCCTGAGCCAGTTCATCCAGGGCGCATTGCCTGTGATTGAGTCCGTACCTGCAATGGGTCCGTTGATGCTGGAAATTATCAAGTTTGCCAGTGTCGGTTTCAAAGGCTCGTCGGAGCTTGAAGGCGTCATTGATGCAGCTATCAAAGGTGCAGAAGCCGCCGCAGCGCAACCGAAGCCGCCTGATCCTGAGCAAACGAAGATGGAGAATGAGCAGAAAGCGCGTGAGGCTGAGTTGCAGATGGAGCAGCAGCGCGATCAGTCCAAAATGGCCCTTGAGCAGCAGAAAGCTCAGGCCACTATGCAACTGGAGGCTCAGAAGCAGGCCGCAGAGTTGCAATTCATGGCAGCCAAGAATACGGCAGAGTTGCAGTTCCAAGCACAGAAGAACGCGGCAGAGTTGCAGTTCCTTCGGGAGAAGGCACAACTGGACGCTCAGGTCGCTATGCAAAAGGGCCAGCAGCAGATCGAACAGGGCCAGATCAAGAGCCAGCAGGCAATCGAAATGGGAGACATTAAAAAGGAACAGGCAGCGGCCAATCCACCGAAGCCAGCAGAAAAAGAGAAGAAATAGCCATGCCGTACTCATCTGGAAAACAAAAGAACTTCATGCAGGCCGTAGCCCACAATCCGACGTTCGCTAAAAAGGTGGACGTTCCTCAGTCGGTAGGGAGGAAGTTTGTAGACCATGAGCGCGACCCCGCTCCCGCGCGTGGTGGACGGGATATGGGCAATGCCAGGGTAAAAGCCCTACGGAGGCGGATATGATTTACCCGTATTCAGGCTGTTGCAGTCAGCCGCGCGGGTGGGACAGGGTTTGCAGCCTCGCTAATTATGAGGCTGCGCCCGGATATCGTTGTCCCGAATGTGGCAAGCAGCTTACGCGCCTTTATACTCCGTCTCAACTACTGCATACAAAGCCATTTGAGTCCTTCGTTTCCCCCGTTGACGGTAGCGTTATCAACAACAAGCGGGAACTGGCAGAACACAACCGCCGAAATAAGGTGGTTCAACTGCACGAAGGATACGATGAAAAAGCGGTCAACAACTTCGTGAATCGGGACTGGGGAACCAAGTCAGATATCCCCGACCTCAAGAACGATATGAAAGAGGCCGTAGTAAAGTTAGAACAAGGCTACAAACCAGTCCTTGCCCCCGAGTCAACCCCTTTGGAGTGATTTATGAATGACCTGCATGATGATGTAAAAGCTGCCTTTGACACGGTTGCGGCTGACGATACTAACCCTGGTTCACAGGTAGGCTCCCCGGCTTCGGAAACCCTGCCCCCGGTAGAGGCTACGCCCCCTCCCGGTGAAAAGCCGCGTACCCCCGATGGCAAGTTCGCCAAAGCTGATGAAATGCCGCCGATCACGGAGCCGGTCAAGCCCGCTGCTCCTGTTACACCCCCGGTAGGCGAAAAGCCGCAAGCGTTGGGCGATGCTCCCCCGGTCAAGCTGGACCCCTCAAAGCCGCCGTCTGCATGGACGCCGGGAAGCAAGGCCCAGTGGAACACGATTCCGCAGCCGATCCGAGAGGAAATTATCCGGCGTGAGGAAGCTACGGCGGCGGGTATCCAAAAGCTGCAACAGCAGTACGAGCCTGCTGGTATATTGATGGATGAGGTAGCCACTTACGAGGGTTACTTTAACCATATCCAGACGGACCCGATTGAGTACATTCATAGTGTGTTCCAGTCGGAGCAGACACTTCGCATGGGAAATCCTGCACAGAAGCTAGCCCTTCTGTTGGAGCTTGGGGACCAGTACGGTGTGCCGCTTCGGAGTGCCGTGAATGAGGTACTAAAGGGCAAGCTGGATGAAACGCTGGCCGAGTCGCACAGGAAGTTCAACACGCCTGCCCCGATTCCGCCGCAGGTTCAGCAGCAGCTTTCGGAACTGCGCGAATTGCAGCAATGGCGAGCCAGTCTGGAATCCAAAGAGGCTATATCGGAGCTTGAGACTTTCGCGACTACCCATCCCCTGCTTCCGCAAGTCAGTGAACGCATGGCACAGCTTATTGAAACAGGTGCCGCAGAAACGTATCAAGATGCCTACGATATTGCGGTGTGGCAGAATCCGCAAACTCGCTCACAGGCTTTGGCACAGCAACAGGGTCAGCGGCAGGCAGGAGGTATCCAGGCTCGGCAGCAGGCGGCGGCGGGTTTGGTCGCCCCCGGCAGCGCCCCTCTGGAGGCCGGAGGGGACGGTGTAGGCGACACAGACGACGTTCATGAAGCGGTACGTCGGGCTTGGAATCAATCGGCCGGAAGGACTTGACACCCTGACCGTACCGTGTTGGAATGGGGCCGGGAGCCGCCGCCGACACCGCGCGGCGCTCTCAGAGGGCTGACCCCTGTGAAAAATGTGAATTAACCATTTTCTCAGGAGTGAAACGTCATGGCCTTTCCCAATGTCTCGGATATCATCACAACCACAATCGAACACCGTTCGCGGAAGATTGCCGATAACGTGACCAAGAACAACGCCCTTCTGATGCGGCTTTCGCAGAAGGGAAAAATGCGTACTTTCAGCGGCGGTCGCCTGATCTACGAAGAACTCTCCTTCGCAGAAAATGCCAATGCCGGTTGGTACAGTGGATATGACCTGTTGCCGGTAGCCGCGCAGGACGTTCTTTCCGCTGCCCAGTTCGATATCAAACAGGCTGCCTGCCCGGTGGTGGTTAGCGGTCTGGAAATGCTCCAGAACGCCGGCCCGGAACAGATGATTGATTTGATCGCTGCCCGGATTGACGTTGCTGAGTCCACCATGAAGAACCTTGTGGCCGGTGGTATCTACTCTGATGGTACTGGTTCGGGCGGTAAGGAAATTACCGGCCTGAACGCGGCAGTCCCGTTTGATCCAACGACCGGAACCTATGGTGGTATTGACCGTGTGACTTGGACGTTCTGGCGGTCCAAGCTCCGCAACGTCGCTTCGGTGGCAACCATCCAGGCGGATATGAACAACCTTTGGGGTCAACTGGTTCGTGGCGCTGACCGCCCTGACCTGATCCCGATGGACAACGTGGTTTGGGCTGCTTACCTTGGCTCTTTGCAGGCACAGCAGAGGTTCGCTGGAACCGAGGTCGGCAAGCTCGGTTTCCCGACCCTCAAGTACATGGACGCAGACGTTGTGCTTGACGGTGGTATCGGCGGCTTCTGCCCTGCCGGTACGGCTTTCATGCTGAATACGGACTACATTCGGTTCCGTCCACACAGCGCGCGTAACTTCGTTCCGCTTTCACCCAACAAGCGGTACTCGATCAATCAGGATGCCGAAGTGCAGATTCTTGCATGGGCTGGCAACCTTACCACTTCGGGCGCACAGTTCCAGGGTCGTCTGGACGTGAACTGATAGGGAATCGCCACCATGACATGGCGCAAGAGTAATGTACCCTCTGAGAACTGCCCTCCCGAGGAAGTTTCCCCCAAGGAGATTCCTCCCAAGCGCAAGTCCTCAAAGGAAGCAGTACCAACAACTACGGAACGGCTGATCGACCCGGCAACGGGAAAGCCGTACAAGTCGGGTGAGTATCCGTTAGCTCGGAACGAGCCTATTCCGTAACCTTCGGCGGGGTGCCGGGAAGCTGGTCGCTACCGCCAGTCTAAACAAAGGTAGCATTTTTTCTTTCGGAGGATGCCAAAATGCCTGCAACCAATATGGCCGGACCCCTCGTAGTGATTGCTAATCCGCTACTTGGTAAGTTCGTTATGATGAGCGCGTTCAGTGGGCCGAAAGGCTCCCCGTTCGACGCTAAGCGTTTCAACCCAACCACGTTCGCAAAAGAGAACGATCCGACCAACTATTCCACTGGTGCGCTGAACACCGGAATTGGTATCGGTGCCAATCGGGTTATCAACGTGTCCATCGGTACGTCCCCGGCTACTGCGCCGCAGGCTATCAAGGACAGGGGCTATACGGATGATATTATCCCCGGCCTGAATTACTTCACTCAGGCTGGTGGCGCTGCTATGCAGACGGCTCCCGATGCGCGGCTTACCCTGATCGGTGGTGGTCGCAGCAACATTCTACCGGCCCCCGGCAATACCGGCCTCGGCGTGTCAACGCCTGTGCCGTGGTCTGCCGTTCCGCTGGTGGGATGGGGTGCGGGTGGTACGCGCGATGCTGGCGCTGGCCCTGCTTTCACTGGCTTCCCGGTCAAGATGGTAACGGCTGCTGGTGCCGTGGCAATCGGCGCTGCAATCGAAACCGGATGGGTCAACCGTTCCGACTTCGCAATGGTCGCCACTGAATCGGCGTTCGGTTCCGGTACTGCTGCCTCTACGGCTCCCACCATCGTGGAGTTTGAGGAAGAAGAACCGTAATGGCTGGCACGTTGAATGACGAAATCCTGCGCGTAACCGGCGGCCCAACTATCAATGATGGTTTGCTAAGCTGGTTCCGTCGCGGTGGTGCGTCTATCAATACGGCATATGGCGATGCTGAGCGCCAATGGCTTTGCTCGCAGCTAGGCTATCAGACAACGGTAGCGGCTACGAACAATGACCTTTGGCGTCAGTTTCTTGCTGCTTTTCCTGGCACAATACAAGACCAAATGCTTGCCTATTGGTCGGGCAATCCGACCCCCGGTGCGCTAGGTAGTTTGTTCGCTGCTGGTGAGCAGGGCATGTGGTATGAACCCGATGTACCGACCAACATAGGGCCGGTGCGGCGGAACCTGTTGTCATGGAGTGAGCAGTTTGATAACGCCTTCTGGACGAAGGGCGCATGTACTATTTCAGCCAATGCCATTATTGCTCCTGATGGCAGCATGACCGCAGATAAAATCGTAGAGGATTTAACTCTTGCCGCGCACCGGGTAT